TTCGATGTCGGTGTCATCAACTGTCTCTTCATTCCCAGTGTTAAGACTCCACACTTGCACGGCATGACCGCAGCCCGCGATTGTGCAATCTCCGAGAATGTTATTGCACATCATCCCAAAATCAGTTATCCCCTGCATCCAGTTCCGATCTGGGGGAGGCACCGGAAGCGTCTCGGTCAAGTACCGCGCCAGCCGCAATGTCCGCGTGTCAGTTTTTACCGCTTTTCTTCCCAGTTTTCCGATCATGCTTCCACCTCGTCAGACTCTTTCTCTCCACAGCAAACTTTCAGGATTTCGCCCATCTCCCGCACATGCTGAACCACAACCCCGCGCAACTGTTCCAACTCCAGGCCACTCCGTGCCGCCGTCACAGCTTGAGTCAGCCACGGAATGCTGTCGCTGATAAAGCCCACCAGCGTAGGCCGTTCATGCAATTCAGCCAAGGCCAGTTCCAATCCGTATCCTTCATCGTCAATGCCGTGCTCTTGACACCAATCTTCCAAGTAGCGCTCAATGACCTTGCGCTGGCCTTGACGGATGCGCCACTTCATTGTTACCAGCACATCTTCAACTGGCTTGTTCTCTCGCTCGGCTTGATTCAAGGTCAATTCTTCGGCGAACTCAGCCGCCGTTGTGTTCTGCGCTTTCAAAATCATTTCTGGATCGCGCTTGACGCTTAAAGGCTGCACACTCAATTGCTCGGCGTTCTCAATCGTCATTGCCAGAAACTGATCCCGCGTCAAATGCTGGAGCCGTTCCGCAATGTTCGTCATCTTGTACCAAGTGGACCGTCCAACCCCCTTGGCCTTGCGGTAATGCTTCTCGTCTTCAAAACCCAAGCGCTTCCAGCCATTGTGCCGCTTGATGAAGTAACCATCCCAGCCGATTCCCATGGTCAATTTGTTTAAACCGTCCCAATGTGCTGAGATACGCGCGTCGCATTCTTCCAGTTGTTGTTGAAGACTGTCCTTCCACGCACCCAACTGCTCATCTTCCTTTTTCAGTTCCACCAGCTCAGCCATGGTCATCTCTCCTCCTCCTCGGTTTACTGCCTCTTTGTCAATCGCATCTCCCATTGTTCCGTTGTTTATTCTGCCAACACACGTTTGTCTTACAGATTCACGTTCGTCGACCTCGGCACCACTTCTACCTTTTGACTCTTTTTAAAGGCATTCAGCAATATCTGGCGGGCATCCGAGGTCATGATCTGCATTCGCACAATTCCCTTCCTGCCCAAATGTCCGATTTGCACTGGAGTCAGTCCCCACTCTTGCGCCATCTTCACTTCCTTTGTTACCGGACGACCAGCCAAGTTTTCCATCGCTGCCTCCTTCCATTTCTCTGTTGAATAGTGGCGAATCTCCCTTGATCCGACGACGTGCTATTTCCACATAATCAGGGTTCAATTCAATTCCAATAAAGCTAAATCCACCACGCAAGGCTGCTATTCCCGTACTACCCGAACCCATAAAGCAATCTAAAATAATGCCGCCCGGTGGGGTAACAAGCCGACAAAGATATGCCATCAAGTCAATCGGTTTGACCGTAGGATGGTTATTTTTTGCGCTACGATCTGTGCCTTCCGCTTGAAATGTTCCCGGCGATTGAGTTCCCGATGACCACAGCAAGGGTTTTTGTTCAAGGTCTTCACATCCGATATTGCGTTCTGAACGATCAACTTTGGCACAATAGAAGAAGCGCGCCGCAGAACCAGAATCAAAACGTCTTTCACCAGGTTGCATCTGAAAATTAGTGCTACAGTTTTCCGGTTTGCGCGGTGAATAACCACGTTTCATTGCACCATAGACGCTTTTTGTTTTCTGCTCATTTGCGTTGTACTTGATGTCTGCGCATTGTCCCGGCGTATTAGGAAAAGCACCTAATACTTCATCGCTGCCATCATGAATCACATTAGCCGGCCAGCGGCCAAGAGCATGTGCCGTGATCTCTCCTCCATTTGACTTAATCGAAAAAGAAGCCGTTCCTTGATCGCTTCCTACCCTTATGGCATATCCGTTTTTAATGCGGTAGAGGGGATTGGTCGCAGCATTTGGAGTGCTTTCGTACTCAATGCGGCACGCATCAATATTTAACGCACCCGTGCCGTATTGCAGCACATTTTCAACCACAGAACCAATTAAAGGCTTCCGCGCCACAACGATGGGTTCATGTGACGGTTTAAGAGCTGTGCCCCAGCCATTCCATTGCTTTGCAACATCAGTTGCGGGTGTTGTTATTTCCAAATACTCCTTGCCTTCGCTAGTAAAAGCCAATCCCTTACGCACTTTACGCTGTCCGATAACTTCGCGTTTAACTTCTTCAAGCCGCTCAAAGGGAAGATTCATAATTTCGCAAACTTTGTTGAACTGCTTGGCTGTTGGAATACCATATCCCATCTCCCAATTCACAACCAAACCGCCATGATTGATATTTTTATAAAATCCACCTCGTTCAGCCAATTCAGTTGTCGACATTCCAATACGTTCTCTTTCCTGACGTAACCACGGACCAAACCAGGAGTTGACTTTTCCTCCCACTTTATCAATCGCCTTGCCTACATCTAAAGACTTAGGAAATCCACTCCCATAAATCCACATAATCTGATCGCGGATCTCAAAACCTGCATCTTCGATGGCGCACGCCATACGATGATATGTGCGACTACCGCCAAAACTCAACAAATGTCCACCAGGTTTGAGCACCCGCAATACTTCGCGCCACATGTTGACGTTGTGTGCAACGTCACCGCCGTCCCATTTCATGCCCATAAAACCCGTTGTCACTCGCGCTCTTCCATATGGGGTTTCAAGGTTGACAGATGCTTCTCCTGTACCGCCTTCCTTACCGCTGGTTAGGTGATAGGGAGGATCAGTCACAACTGCGTCCACCGACTCATCCTCCAGTTCTTGCAGCCGCTCAATCACATCGCCCACCAAAATCTGATACATGGTTCTCTCCCCGGTCTATCAGTTATCCAAATCAGCCCGTTCCCTGCCCGCAGATGGTTGAACAATGTCAGTGACCTTTTTCCGTTTGCTTGGCGTAGTTGTGTTTTTCTCTGGCGCCATGTTTCGCACCGGGTCAGCCAATTCAATCCGCATCGCTTCCTCCGGCCCGCAAATCCGATAGCACATCCGGCTATGCGCCCGCGCCGCCTTAGTCTGAAACCGAATTTGCCTTATCCATTGCGATTCATCTTCTTCCTGATTCAGAATGCTAATCCCAAAACCCCATTCCAACCATCCCTGAATCGCCGAGGAACCGCGAATCTTCTGGAAAGGATTCACGACTTCGCCTTTGTTGAGATGGTGGAGCAAGACCACCGCACACCCCACTTCCCGCTGAATCGCGCGCAAGACCTCAAGCATTCTGCTCACTTCTTGCGCATCATTTTCATCACCAGTCCACAAGGAACGAAACACATCAAAAAACGCCACTTCCACCTTGCGGTACTTCAGGGCCTCGATAATCTCCCGGACTTCCTTTTTGTTTTCCAGCAAGAAAGTAGGCATTTGCGCCCGCGTTGAAATCCAGAACCAATCTTCCAAGGAATTCAAATTCCGCAACTGGTAGCCACAACCAGAGACAAACGATCCAATTCTCCGCGCCGTTTCCCCAGGATCATCTTCCCGGCTAATCAGCGCCGTTTGCACTGGAATCGGTATCGGCAATCCCAGCCAGTCAGTTCCAGTCGCCAAGTGCAGAGCCAAGTGGATTGCCAGAAGGCTTTTTCCTGTTTTGCCGTCCGCTGCGATAATCCCGTTTCCGCCGCGTTGAATAATCCCCTCCACCAGCCAATTCACACTTTTTGGCGTGTCGCTGGCATAATCAACTGCGCTTACCAGTATTTCTTCAGGACGCCGCCAAATAGCCTCGGCCATAATCCCAGAAAGAAGTTCCTGAAGACTGCCCGCCACTTCCAGCGATTTCTCTTCGCCATCAACCAAGCGCCCAGTCACTACCGAACAAGCCAGCAGCAATCTTCTTGCCCGCGACTTGTCCTTGGTTATCCGAATGTAATCACCAATCGCCAGCCGCCGCGGCAATCCTTCCGTCAAGGACGCCAAGTAGGCCGTACCGCCAACTGATTCTCTTTCCTTGTTGCGCAAAAGCTCGTAGCTCAAAGTCACGATGTCAATCGCCGTACCGGCGGCAACCAGATCGCCCATACGCAAAAAAATGCGGCGATGAGAATCAAGAGAAAAATCATCAGGCTCCAGCCGCTCCGCAGCTTCACGGTAATAGGCGTTATCAAGCAAGATAGCCCCAAGAATCGTTTTCTCAGCAGCAAGATCACAAGGCAAGCCAGAATCAAGATCAAACGTCTTCGTGTTTGTCTGCCTCACATGCTGCATCAGCACAAGTCCAGAGTCTGGATATTCCGGATAGGCGTAATTCTGCAAATGCTCGTCAGAGCACGGACTAGGCGGAATGTCAGGTAACCGGAAATCTTCAATCTCGTTTCTCATGATCTTCTCCGTCGTCTGCTATGCGCTGTCCACTGCATTCGCTAGCCGCTCAAAGCGATAGTCTGCTCTCGTCGTTCTACTTCCTGCGCCCGATTTATCCAACTTTCAAACTGTTCTCGCGTTCGGAAAATATGATCTTCCCAATTGCAATAAGACTTTCCGCCAGTTTTTGCATCTCGTCCCATGTGAAAATCCGATTGAGCCACTGCGTCAATCGCCGCTCTCATCAAGTCCGCAGCGTCGCCAATCTTGCCATGCGCCATTTTCTTTGCTTCTTGCAATCGCTCCAAACCTTTCTTTCGGCGCAAAGGAGAAAACGAATAAATGTTTGGGTTTCGGTGCATGGTTTCCAGGTAATACGCAAACACTTCCCGTAATGCGCTGTCGAGGTCTCGATGCGGAATAGTTTCGCCAAAAAGATTTTCTGACTCCGGCTCGGAGTCAGAGGAATTTTCGCTTTTTGAAAATTCCCTTTTCTCTTCCCTGTTCCCTGTTCCCTGTTCCCTGTTCCCTGTTCCCTGTTCAGGGCGGAGGATCTCCGGAGATTCACGGAAAACTTCCGGAGCATCTCCGGCGGTTGTCGGAGCATTTCCGAGACTTTCCGGAGATACTCCGGAGGATTCTGAAATAAGTCTATTATTTTTCAGTAAGATAGAAATTGAACTTTTTGCAGGATGAGAAATTTTCTGGTGAATGTTGAAGTGAACAATCTGCCCATATCGTTTTCCTTTGCAGTCGAAGAAGCGAATGTAACCGTTTTTTTCAAGTTCGTTCAAATATTTTTCAATTTTTCGAAAATCTCGACGCAAAGGAAGCGTTCCCGCTCTAACCAGCGCCGGATTTGCGTTGAAAAATCCTTCGTCATCGGAGTAACAAAGCAGCGCAGCAGCCAAAAGATGCGCTTGGCAACTCAGTGCTGAGAGTCCTTCATTCGAGTTGAATTCTGGCTTGAGCGACCTAATCCTGCCCACTGTTTTAACCTCTTATCTGCGCTAAAGCGTCTCAAATCACTGGTCAGAATTATGGCTGGCTAACGCCTAGTTCCTGTCTTCCAATTCCAACCCGTAATTTGCTCAATATCTGGATTTCCGATAGCCCACCTACGGTTGGCTAGCCAGTGCATGACCGAACCTACTTCATCGGCTTTTGCATCTTCTTCAGCTTCCCAACGCAAGGCATCCAGCGCGCAAATGCGATTGAGCGCCAAAGTGGCATCAAGTAGATGCTCATCGGCCGCATGTGCAATAGCCCGCCGCAGCAACTTTAGCTCCAGTGGATTCAAACCCACCGTTACAATGACTTCCTTTTGTTCCGTAAGCCAAGCGGGAAGATTGGTATCGTTTTGTGAGGGCAATTGAAGGGGCGGCTTGCATGTGAAGCTGGCATCTGGATTCCAGCTCATGCCAGCGTTAGTGAATTCAGCTTTTTGGGCTTTCCCACCACTGACGACTGTTGACTCTTGTCTGTCTGCCATTTCGTCCTCGGTTTCTGCTTTGCCTACTGCCTATCCTTCAACGTTTCCATGTATGCGCGGATGAACATCTCCGCTACTGTGACAACAATGGCATCGCCGTAAAGCCTCAACCGTCCTACCCGCGCTTTGCCTTTTTCGATGAGCGGCGAGAAGCCATATTCTCCGCCGCCCGGAAGCAGAAAATATCCCAAATCGGCGGAATACTCATCAACCAACGGCTCAAGCCAGGATTTAACTGTCCCCGGCACTGGCCGGAACTTCCCATCACGGCATCCGATCCAGTCAACATGCGCCCAGAAGCTGTTATCCGCATTGGGCCGTCCGGGCGTTCCGGAATCGTCCGCGCCATCTGGTCCAATCCCATCTCGTTGATTTTGTCCCCACTCCGCGAACGAAAGCTGTCCACTGCCGGCGTTGGCCATGCCGCCATCATTTTTACTGCTGCACTCAAGTCCACAGTTGCTTTCGATCCGTCTGGCATTTTCCCGGTTGGACTCATTCCCAACTTCGGCCCCTTGCCGCCGTTCCATCCGACGCTGCACAAGTCGGCCATGCCGCCACATTGACTACCTGGTGTGTCAGTGGAATTTTCGTATCGTGTGCCCGAGATGGCGCCCCGCCCCTGGCCGCATCCGTCGCTGTCGGTGAAACCCAGCTCGCAAACTCCGCCATGTTGCTCAGATCGTGTGGAGAATAGCGACAGTCCGCTTCCGTATTGCCCCTTATCTTGTTGTCGTGCGCCTGCGGCGTCGGCCAAGCCGCAAGATGCTTTACCTGGTTCGGAAGCTGCTCGCCCTTGTTCCCGCCGCCGCGTTCCTTCCAAGGTTTCAAGTTCGATGTTCTGTAATCCCGTTCGGCTGGCGTCGCCCACGTTGCCAAACTGCTTTGCGCCGTCAGCGTATCCGCCGCCCCCCGGCTGTGCCGCATCCCCGCAGATTCCCCGTCTTCCGTTCTCGGAGTCGCCCAAGATGCAATATGCACTGCTTCTGAGAGATTGACCTGATGGCCCTGTTCTCTCCGCAATGCTGCTTTCTCCGGGTCCGAATAGTCTCCGCCCCCGCTGAGTCGAGCATTCGGAGTTGGCCAACTTGCTAACTCCGAATGCAATTGTCTGCGGTTCACTTTCTTTTGAGAGTTCAGCAACGAAGAAGAGCCTGTTTCTGATGTGCGGCGCTCCAACACTTGCCGCTGGAAGTACCTCCGACGCAACGGCGTAGCCTTTGCTTTCCAAGTCCATTCCCACAAGGTCGAACCAGCCGTGTCCAATAGCTGACGCGACTTGTTCTCCAAGGATCGTTGTAGGGCGGCACTCGCAGATGAGCCGAAACCATTCCGGCCAGAGGTGACGAGGGTCTGCAAACCCTTTTCCTTTTCCCGCTGCGGAAAAACTCGGGCAGGGACAACTTCCTGTCCAGCATTCTCGGGCGTCTGGCCATCCGGCTTGTCGCAAGGCGAGACTCCAGAACCCGCCACCCCCGAAGAAGTGACATTGGGTGAATCCCACAAGGTCGGATGGCTCGACTTCGACAATGCTTCTCTCATCAACTTCCCCTGGCGCAATCGCGCCTGCTTTGATTGCTTCCCGCAGCACTTGGGCTTTGAATGGATCGAACTCGTTGTAATAAGCCGCCATCGTAAGCTCTCAGACAATGCACGCGAAGCTGCTAGGACATTGCCAAGCAGACTAGAAAGCACAAGATTCAAAGCTGGTTTTAGGCTGCGCGTTCGTCGGCCTTTTCGTTGAGCCAGCGCTGAATATCACTGCTCAACCATCCAGTTGCACGCCGGCTCAGCTTGATGGGCAGAGGGAATCTTCCTTCCTGCTGCATCAAATAAATGGTCGTTGCGCTCAAGCCAATCATCGCCAAGACCTGCTTCTTGCGCAGGATGAGAGGCATCTTTTCTTGCTCAGAAGATTGAGGCTGTTTGTTATCCATATTGATTCTCCGTAGTGATTATCTACGGTTTTTTATTTGCCGCAAGGGCGTTTCTATGAAAAGCAACATTAAGTCGAGATAAGTTCTAAATGAACTAAAAAAAGTGGCCGAAGAGGCTGATTTTAGGTCTGCTCTTCGGCCGATTTTTTGTCTTGGTTGGTTTTTTTCACACCTCGGATTCGCGCATTTTGTCCAAGGCGTCGGCCCAAAATTGCATCATCCGTGTGCGGTCATCTATATACTCGGCTTCGTTGTAGACGCCGGCAACGCCGCCCTCAACGTGCGCCAGTTGGGCTTCCACCCAATATTTATCAAAACCGTTGTTGCGCAAAAAAGTGGATGCGATATGCCGCCACCCATGGCCAGTCATCCGTCCCTGATAGCCCATAATTCTGATTGCGTTTGGTCCGGTGGCAGCATCAAGAACATTCTTTTCCCCCCCGCGCGGACTTGGAAAAAGCATTTCGTTCGATCCGCTGAAAGCATACAAGCGTTTCAAGATCACGATTGCCTGTTCAGAAAGAGGGACAATATGCGGAAATTTTTTGATTTTCATGTGCTCTTTGGGAAGATTCCAGCGCCGATTTTCCCAATCAATTTCTTTCCATTTTGCCTTTCTGAGTTCCCCAGAACGTACAAAAGTCAGACTCTGTAGTTCCATAAAAATCTTAGTCACCAGAAATCCTTCATACTTTTGCATAGTACGCAAAAATGCACCCACTTCTCCAATTTCCAAATGGGGTTGTTTCTTGCCGCTCCGGCTTGCAAATACGTCTCTCGAATCAATATCTACAGCCGGATTAACCACTTCCTTGTCCAAATAAAAGTTGCTCTTTCCCCAACGATAGATCCTGCGAATGTACCCCAAGGTGCGCTGGGCGATCTCACGAGCGCCACGGCCTTCCACGCGATGAAGAATTGGCACTAAATCCTTGGGTGTAATATGTGCCGGATCTTTGCTACCAATAAACGGTAGAACATCCTGCTCCAAATAGCGTTCAATCTGTTCGGCATGTTTGATGGCCTTGTCTTCTTTCCATTTGGCGAACCACAGCCGCGTCAATTTCTCAAAAGTAAGAGTTGGTTCCTTTTCTACCGGATTGCGCTCTGCTTTCTTTTGTTCCTTGCTCTCTTTCCGAATAGCCATGGGATCGGTTCCAGAAGCCAAAAGTGCCCGTGCTTCGGCGTGGAGCACCCGAACTCGGGCCAAAGGAATATCAGGGTATTTGCCTAGCGCCATTTCCTTTTCTTTGCCATCAAATCTATATTTCCACCGCCAGAGTTTGCCGCCGCTAGGCATAACCAGCAAAAAAAGAGCACCGCCAGCGGCAATCTTGTAGGGTTTAGGACCAGGAACGGCTTTTCTACATTTAAGGTCGGTGAGTTCGGTGGTGACGGCCATGGGCTTTTTTCTCCATTTTCATCCAGGTTCTGGACGGTTTTTTGGGGGTATTTTCTTCCGAAAACATACCCCCACCGTGGGGGTATATCTGAAATATACACGGAAAAATACCCCCAGAAACCCCCCGCTTCACAAAAACTACCCCGGAGTGTTTTGAACGCAAACGAACAAATTTACACGAGAGATTTTTTCTTATCTATTTGATTTTATGGGGCTTAAAACCACGAAAAAACTACAATAAGTCGATAAACGTCGAGATAAATACAGCTACCTATACCCCCTCTCCGGAGAGTGGAGATGTTGATTTCAAAGGATTTACATCTTGATTTTGGAAAATACCCTCAAATATACCCATACTCTCCCTTACCCCCTTTCTCTTTTGGTTCTTTGACCCAAATTATCACATTGCATCTAAGGGCAGACCGGCACGCTTCGTCGACCGACCTTACTGGACGGCAAGTACAATCCGGTTTGTCTTTTACATCCCAGCTTGATTTGCATCCGAGGCACCGCTCCCATGGGAAAGGCTTTCCACATAGGACCGTAGCTGAGACATGTAAAAACGATGTTGGAACTTTCCCCTGCCGCGCGGGAAAGGAACAGAAGGCAGTCGCCCTTCGTGCGCCATTCGCCGAACCGTCAGAGAAGAAAATCCCAGATACTCAGCCGCCTCTTCAGCGCCGATCAGTCGTTCAATCAGGGGTTCGTTTGATTGCATATCACTCTCCCAGCACAAACAGCTAATTGCGATTCGCTACCGTCCAGCCAGATATGCATTCAGATCAAAAAGCTTGAAGCGCCAAAATAGCTTTTCATCTGTCAAGGGAAAAAAGGTACACGGCCATTTGCTGCATGTTTATCAGCGGGCCTTTTGTCTTTTTAAAACAGGTAGCAGTTTTCCAGTTCATTCAGACATTAACTCAACTGCATTACCTTGGGTCAATTCAAAAACCTAGACCTTTCTGAACCAAGGAGCAACAGTTATTTTAGTCACATTGGTTAAAATCTGTGGAAAACGCATACTGAACTGTGGAAAACTGTTATTGAACTTTATAAATCAAAAATGCGATGAGTCGGCCACCGAGGAGAGACCAACCCATCGCAGGTAACCCATCGCCCCAGTTCCAAGCCTTTTGACCGAACCAGACATCTCAATAGCTGAGGTACCTGCTGCATTCAAAGTCGAATAAGTTTTGCTGTCAACGCCTATTTTTTCAAAACACAATCAAAAATTCTTTTCACCGAATACAATTTAAAGTAGCGCAGCAACCGTTTGTTTGAGCTGTATTTGGCCGGAGATGGCCGCTCTCGTACAATTGGAAGAGTGTCCTCACTAACCTGATACTCGCTGTGTTTGGCCGAGAATGGCCGCTCTCGTACAATTTTACAGTTTGACTGATAGGCATTGTGAGGGCTGTGTTTGGCCGTAAATGGCCGTTCTCGTACAATTGGACTCCCCAACAAGCCATTGAAAAAAGGGCTGTGTTTGGCCGTGAATGGCCGCTCTCGTACAACAGGACAGCGGTAACCCGATGAAACCGTGCGGGTTACCGCTGTTTTGATACTTAAAAAAGAAGGATTTGCTTAGGTTTTCCACACGCCTTTTCCTGTTTTTTGCCAGAATTCTACTTTTTTGGCGCTGGCGGCGTTGCCTTTGCTGTTGCTTTTTCTGGCTGTTTTTCCGCATCCACACGCCGCAAAAACTTCTGTTGGCTGTAATCGTAGTAAGTTCCCTTCTCCATCGTGTTCACAGCCTGTTCCACAACCAATTGCAGCTTCAACTGCGCAATCTGCAAATCCTTCCAAGCAGCATCCACCTGCGATTGCACCTGCGAAGAGGCCACTACAGGCACTACTGCTGGAGCCGCAGCCGGGTTAGGAGCCACCGTGGGCTTTGGGGCTTCCTGCGCTATCACCATCGCCGCCAAACAGATCACCATCATCAAAAAAACGATTCTTTTCACGAACATTCTCCTTGTATTCAAGCCATTACGCGATAGCTCTAGCGCTATTCAGCAAGAAAAACGCCATCGTCCTCAACATCAGAATCATCGTTTTTCGCCTTCGCCCCAAACTCCGCCTCTATCGCTTGCAACACCTGATCGAACTGATCCTTACGAATCAAATAACGATGCTGAATCTCAAACTCCCGGTCAAGCAGATTCTTTACTTCGTCGTCAGACAACTTTAAATGACGCTGAATATCAAAAAGCTGGATCGCATCATCAAAGCCGATGTGAATCTTCATGTCATGACCTGGCTGCGTGTCCCAAGCCTCTCTTTTGCCCTTTTTCGTGCCGCCCTTTTGCGCCGCCGCATCACCGGTCGTCTGGTTCGTCGACAAACTACCATTCAGTTTGCAATCAGGCGTGTGACCATTCACCATCCGGCACTCGGCGCAGATCTCCTTTTCCGGCGGCCGCTGAGTCGCTACCATGCCTTCATTGCCATGGCCACGGTTCGGTTCTTTTGACGTACGCAATGTGCCCATTGCCCGTTCTGTCTTGTTCTGCGATGTTGGCTGCGGCGGCAAAACAACAGGTTCTTGACTTGGCAGCTCATCATCCGTATAGATTCCACCCAACTCTTCGGGCCAGCCGCGGCGCAGCGCCAACGCCTCGGCGCATTTTGTGAGCTGGGCAATGGGCATCTTTTCCCACATCGAATTCGGTTCCAATTTGTTGGTGGCCTTATTCTTGCGTGTTTGCACATATTCCCGGTAGTAGGCTGTCGCACCAAAAGAATGCCAAACACCGTCGTTCGCCGAATATTTCTTTACCCACACCGTCACGCGCAGATTTTCCTTGCCCAAATCCTCAACCATGGGAAGATGATCCGAGGGCATGTAAAGACCTGTGCGATTGGCAATTGCGCGATAGCCATCTATGGCCGTCTGGATCGTCATTTTATCGACGTATCCATTCTTCTCGGCATCCCAAGTCGACCGCTTGACTGCGTGGATCTGACGCTGCAATGGGTCTAAATGACGCGCACGCGCAACGTGGCAAAAAAGCGCAAATTCCGCTGGCGTCAATCCAGGCGCCACTGTACGCTGCACAAGATCGAGCTGGCTTTCCCAATCCCGGCTCACTTGCAACTGCGCCGGGGTGGCCTTATTGATTGCAATCGCTGTTTCAGACATTGACCTCTCCTATTCGCTTTTTGCTTTTGGCATCTCCACGCCAATCTGCACCAGCTTTGGATACTTTGCAAACGGACACACCGACCAGAAACCGCACCATTTTTCTCCGCAACCCCACCAATTCTCATTTGCCGGCACAAACACCCCAGTTTTCATTGCGTGGATGAGATTGGTAAAACGGTTCAGGAAAACTTGCACATCGTCCATTGTGCGTACGGTCTTTGTAGGCACATATTTCACTGTTGGCTTGGCAGCATTGGTCCTCACCAGATAGTCCAACACCATCAAATCGGGAAGTTTTCCGTCAATCACGTAAGATGCTGAACTATAAGCGGTTAGCTGATTAGAATCGTCCGCTGTACCTGCTTTATCATTGCCATCCAGGAAAGAAGGAATCGGCGATTTTGCAGAGGTTTTGGTATCGCGGATAACCAACAGTTCTCTTTCAGTTCCGAGATTTGGATCTCCGGCGATCAGCTTTTCCACCACATCCTGTTCCCCAACGAAGTCCACTCCATCGCGCGCGGCTGCGTTCAGGCTCTGCGCCTGGCTGTGCAGCAGTTTGGATGCATATTTGTCTACCGTTTCATCAGCAGCTTGATGCAGTTCCTTAGCTCGTGAACGGAGAAACACATCCATGTCTACGGAGAATTTGCGCCGCGTCTGGACGGCCTGAATCTTCGGCGCCGCCTCATCGTGATGCAGCCCACTTAGGCAGACAGCTTTATCTTTGGCATCGCCTAGAACCTGCTCCAGCGTTTTGCCGTCTTTTTTCTCATCGGCATCCAGTTCAATTGGCTCGGCCTTTTGCTCCTGTTCAAACTTGGCTGCGGAAATCTCCAACACATCCTCGCGCCGTAGCAGTTCGCCCGTCTCAATCTTGTGATCCAGGTCTTGAGTCACAGATTCATCGGTTGACTTGCCCACCAGCAGAAAGGCATTCGGCGGAGACTTCATTCCCAAAATGTAGCGAAAGAAGAATCTCTGGCCGCAGTCATTGGCCATGTTAATGCCCGAGACGTGAATCTGCCGTCGCTGTTTGCTTTTGGCGACGATCTTGTCCATAGAGGGGGTGAGTGAATCCTTGACCATCTAGAAGCTCCATTCAGCGGCGGAGCACAACTTTTGTCTCTTTTTCGCTCCCGGCTGTCCCCATCAATATTCCGAATTTAATTTGCTGTCTAGTGCTATTTTTTTGATTTCTTCCGATTTTTTGCTTGTAGACGCGTAATTTTTTTTCGCTTATTCTGCGCACATGAAAAAGGTATCCAAACGCGCAAACAAGTTCGCAGCCGAGGCCCCGGCTAAGCTTTCCAAGTCCGATCCCGAGTTCTACTCCAAGATTGGAAAGCTAGGCGGGCCGGCGGTCAGGGAGAAGTACGGAACAAACCATTTCTCCGAAATGGCTAAGGCTAGCCACCCCCGCAGCGAATATCATGGCGGAAGACCGAGAAAAGTCAAGGAAGCAACTTAAAAATGTCCGGTTTTGGGACAAAAAACCCTGATTTTGAATATTCTGATTTATTCCGACATAATTCCCAAAAATTCGGCGCTAATTTGCGTTAATTCGGAGCCTAAAAAGGAAAAAGTTCGGAGTCTGGACAAATTGGAGGGTAATTCGTGACCGAGGAGCAAGCCGAACGCGAAGCCAGAAACCGATGGGGAGATCGGGCCTACGCCGAATTTGTCGGCCGTCCGCTGCTCAATATGCCCTGGTATGTGGTGGGAGTAGATCTAAAACAGAAGGGATGCGGAACGTCGTTTGAGAAGGCGTTTGCAGACGCAGACGATTCCAACGGCATTCACTAGAAGTAGGAGGTATTGTTCAATGGAAACAACTGAATCAAAAACAACCCAAGATTTGGTTTTAGAAAAATTTTCAAGAGCATATATTCACAAGGTAAAAGGCAGTGTAGAAGTGCGCAGACCCAGGACCAAAAACGATCCTCCAGCTCTGGTTCCCTATGTCCTACTGAGCAAACTTCAACTAACGGACCTTTCGTACTGTCACTGAATTTTTCTGACGGTAATCACGGCGTTCGGAAA